AAAGGTATGCCAACAGGTAAAGTAAGAGTTAAAGCTCTTATTTCAGATCACGACGCCATTAAGGATGTGCTCGAGAGCCGTTATATAACTGTCTCCATCGGTGGTAGACCGATGGGCACTCCAAAATGCTCAGTGTGCGGAGATTCCGTAAGTATGGGAATGTTTGGCCCCATGCTAGAATGTGAGCATGAACTTGGTGATGTCGACGAGAAAAAGGGATACGTCGGAATTATAGTTGAAGGAATGGATTATTCTGAATTTTCATTTGTGAATCATCCATCCGATTATACTAGTGAACATGCAGCGGCGGTTGTTTCTATGGCTTTGGTTGACGAAGCTAATATAGAACAATCTGGCCAGTTTGATTCAATAGAATTCGGAGAAGAATTCATCTATGATGGCGTAATCATGAAGAAGGAGGCTGAAATAGTGAAAAAAAAGAAAGATAATGAACCACTCGCTTCCAAAGAAGACCAGCAGGTTAAAGACGCTGAGTTAATCGTTGAACCTGAAGCTGATGCAGCACCAGCTGCGGATGTAGATCCAGAACCAGCGAATGAACCAGAATCCGAACCCGTTGAACCAGCTGAACCAGCTGAACCAGCGGAACCTGAAGTCGATCCTGAACCAGCGGCAGAGCCTAAGGCAGACGACGCTGAACCAGCAGATCCAGTTGAACCAGTAGAACCAACTGAACCCGTTGAAGAACCAGAAGCTCCAGCAGAAGATGCTCCAGCTGAAGGTGAAGCCCAGGATGCTGATCTTAAAGAGGAAAATGAGAAACTTGTAGAGAAGATTGAAACTTTAAAAGCCGCAGTTGCTGATAAAGAAGATCTTCTTCAGGTGTCAGAAAGAAGAATCGTTGATTTAACTGACAGATTGAAATCAAGTTTGGCTGAGAAAGTTATTGACCTGTCAGTTATGGTTGATGCTGAATTAGCTAAAACGTTGAAATCTGCGCAGACTAATGATGAATATCAAATAGCTTACTCTGAGCTTAAAGATACAATCATAAAAGACGAAATGAAAACTCTAACTGACAGTATATCGGATCTTAATAAAAAATTAATAAACATTAACGTATCCGAAAAGGTTGATAATCCGACTCTGAATTCCCCAGAAGAGGGAGAGGAAGCCAGAGATCCTTTTCAGAAAATTATTGATTCTAAGAAGAGTAAATCTTCAGATGAAGAAAATAATTTAGTTTCGAGATTATTGAACAAAGGTTACACAGAGATAAAGGAGGAAAAGTAAAATGGCTAAAAGATTAACGTTTGATGGCACACGTCGCAATATGCCAGTCCAAGATCTTTCTGTAGGAGATAGGAATGTATTTCTTAATTCTCCAAGAATTGAGATCGAGGATATGGGAACATTGGGAGTACCTGTACTTCCTTATAAGTATCTACCTGTTCAGAGAATTACTACAGAGTATGTATCTGGCGATAGAGCTTATGAAAAACCAGTTGTAATACCTAATGGTAAAGTTGTTTCAATGTTAACAAACATGACAATTCTTGATAGTGGTGATGGCGACATGACGGCGCCGACAGCAAGTGGAACGCTGCCGATGTATGAGCATGCTGTATCAGGATCTATTATATCAGGATATATTGACACAGAATACTATGGGTATGATGAAGATATATATGCACTGATAGTACCTTGTAATGGTGGAGTTGACACACTGAATGCGGCAGTAGCATCTGCTGATTATTCAACATTGACACTACCAGCACAGACTACAGTTCCGTGGCTGCCAACAACAGCTACATTAGCAATCGCGGCTACTAACCCAGCTGGTGTTGTTTATAATGAAGTATATGCTGACCTTCGTGGTTCTGCGCTTACTTATGAACTTCAAGATGCAGTTGGTGTAGCACATAAGGGATTTATTACAGTTCCTTATGTTCAGATAGACCAGCTCGATGATAACGGTTCTTTGGTTTATGCAGCATTATCAGCAAAATATCAGTATTTACCAATTGCAGATACTGCAGCAGGAAAACCTGGTACATTGATTCAGTCAGATAATTTTGGAAACTTTGTTCTGCAGAGAACTACACCTACAGTTTTTACGCAGTCAACAGTTGGAAAACTTATATCTACTGATTCAAGATTTCCGAAGGAATTATCAGAAGAAATTAGAGCGTATCCGTATGGCAATCCTAATATACCTAACGTGAGAACAGCGGGCGTGCCTGCTGATCTTTATTATTTCGTTCAGGAAGCACTGAAAGCCGATAGTAAAGCTTACGCAAAAGATGATGTGAAAGCAGCTATTAGATCAGGTGCATTTGGTTATGCCAGAATACAGCTTTGTCTGTAATCGCGGCTAACTGAATATATATAAAGGAGGAATTAGAATGTCTAAAGAATTATTTGATAAAGTTTACAACGTCTTCACACACGGCGGACTTTTGAATGATGGCACACTCGATGGAGAGAGAGTCACAATCAAAGATCTTGTCACTAACGAAGACATAGCCCCTTGGGTTCCTAAAGTTGTAAAAAGGATTATTGTTGAAGCTGTACAGCCGCAGCAACTTATTATACCGAACCTTTTCACGAAGGTTGATATCCCTCAGGGACAGATGGTAGAAATAGGAAGTCTCGGTGCAGTAGCTGCAGGAAAAATAGCGCAAGGTGACATATATCCAGAAACCACGCTCGCTACCGACACGGTAGGGGCAACAGTGAACATCACTGTTTCTAAGTATGGTTGTGCGATAAATATATCCGATGAAGCTATGAAAGATAATCAGTTTGACGTGATCACACTATGGCTTCGTGCCGCTGGTGCTGCTCTCGCTAGATTGAAAGAATCAAAAGCGATCAAACTGATCAACACTATGGGTGTATCAGTATTTGATAACGCTACTCCGACTGCTTCTGAAATCGGTTCAACAACTGGTCGTAACATAGCTGGTGCCTTTAATGGAACTATGACTATTAATGACCTGTTTGACATGTGGGCCTATATGGCACTTCGTGGATTCAATCCTGATACAATTATCATGAACCCACTTGCATGGAAAATATTCGCTGTTGATCCTCAGCTTAGAGAGATCGTTCTTAATGGAGCAGTTCTTGCTACACGTAGAATGCCTCTGGGTTCTGGAACAGAATGGAATGGAATTTTTACACCAGAAGGTGTTGGCCCTCGTTATAAATACGAAGGTGATGCTGATGGTATAAATGCATATACTACAAACCTGAGTCCTGTAGGAGCAACTTGGAACATACCACCAAGTTATCTTCCAGCACCTCTGAAGGTCCTTGTTACTCACATGGTTCCTTTTACAGAGGGCGCAACACAGGCGGACAAACCTCTTACAAACATCATAATGGCTGATTCTCAGCGTTGTGGTATTCTTGTACAGAGAGAAAATCCGACAACAAAGGAATCCGACATATTCTCAAGAGACGTACACGCTGTGCACATCTATGAAAGATATGGAATGGGTTTATTTGATCAGGGTAAAGGCGTTGCAGTAGCTAGAAACCTTGTTGTAGATAGAAATTACATCTTCGATAACGTGAATAGTCAGACACTAGCAGCACAGGATCAAGCGACGGCAAGACCGTAATTGGACTTACCTAACGATTGATTAAAAATTGTTGGTGCGGGGAGGAACACGTTTTCTCCTCGCACCATATTTAAAGGAGGCGCAATAAAAATCATGAGTGCAGAAAACAACACAAAACAAGATAAAATGATAGGCCATGAAGTAAGGCTGGATCCGACGAAAGGTGGGATGCTGATGGACCCTGGTAATGACTTTAACTTTAATTTCGTAAAGAATGATGATGGCGAAGTTACTAACGATCGTATGAAGGTCACTGATAAAACTGATCTAACTATTATTGATAGGAATGTCAAAGTCGGAATTCTTCGCGTTTTTACTAAAAAAGGTAAAGATGTTACTGAGAAATTTGGTGGTCCTGCTAAGTTCGTTAATCGTAAACCTATCGTAAAGAAAGGATTTACTGATCCAAAAACTGTGTCGACAAACGACGAGAAACTAATCGCAGTATTAAACATAAATGATATTGATAAGATTGAAAAGTATGTTAACGGCATCACCGATTATGCTACGATTATGGGACTCATAGATCTAGAAAAACAAGGAAATAACCCTACTTATTCGGCCAGACGTTCTATTATTGATATGTTGGTAGAACGCGCTAAAAGTATTTCTGGTATGACCCCTGTTGGTAAAGAAGAGGGAGAAGACGAAGAGATTCAGGTCAAATTATAATGACCGAGCGTGTTTTAAATGCTTATAAAGAACTCAATGAAAGGATGAAACAATGTCTTCTGTTATTGAAACGACTCCAGCGAACTTAGAAGTTGATGTAAAACTCAACGTTCTGTTCAAAGTCGAATTTGATACAGATATTGACACATCTACAGTAAGCGAGTTCACACTCATACTCGCTGAGACAAATTCCGAAGTTATAATACCTGGTCAAACAGGATATGTTTACGGAACGAAAACAGCAACATTTCAACTCTTTGATTATCTAAAAGAGGATACCGAGTATACATTTATCATTGTTGGTGGATCAACTGGTATATTAACTCGTGATCAAGATCCTGCTATCCCTGATAATCTGATTATAAGATTTCGCACTGGAACAAGTATCGATCCGAATCAACCCCTAGCCAAACAGGGTTTTTTCGATGGTACTCAACCATTTCTAGGTGAAGATGGTATTTATCAGCAAGTCTATGATAGAAATAGCGAACCTATTTCACACATAGTAACTACTGCTGGTTCTGTCGGACCTAGTGGAAATATTATACCAGAGGGATATCAATGGGATCCAATAGCATCAGGTGTTGTTCCTGACGGAAGTATTTATTTACCACCGTCTGGAACCATAGAACCTGTTGTATTGGAAACTGATCCTGTAGACAACGCCGTTGATGTTGTAAGCGGTGATGTTACGATCACGTTCGATATTCCAGTAACTTCCATTGTAGATGATGATTATATTACGATTACTGCTGAAAACTTCTCTGGTTTATTTTCAGCAAATGATGTTGTTTATACATATTCAGTAGCTTCTAATGTTCTTAGTATAGATATATCGAACTTTGAGGGTTCGGTTAATTATGTTATAACGTTAGGGAATGGATATAGTTTCAGCTTTAGATCATTAATATCACCGTTTTTTACAACGGTGTCAACGATAAGATCTCAGTTAGGTAATCTTATTGTCGATATAACAGATGAGGAAATTGAATTCTTAATTTATAAATATTCATATTATCTACAAGATACATATGATATTACTGATCCACCTCAAAATGCTGCCATACGATATGTGATATGTGCTGTAAAGCTCGATCTCATTAAGAGGCGGTTATTCGAAGGCGGGCCAGTTACAAGAAAGAGATTAGCTGATCTGGAAATTGATAGAGGACGAACCTTCGCTGAGAACATTGGTTCTTTGATAAAAGAGTTGGAAATTTGCTTGGTTCATGAAGGAAATGAACTAGCAGGAAAACGAAGAACTGCTGTTAGATCCGCAGTGCGTGGATATAATGATGCTCGTGCTCCAATCCGTGCAGGAAGCTGGACACGATTAACGAATAACGATTTCTGATGGCTAATTTAAAGAACGAATTTAATTTTTTGCTAGAATTTGAGGGCGGAGTAGGTATAGCTCATTGGGTTTTAGTTCGTCACTATTCAAAATTGATTAACGAGGAATA